GCTTTCGCCTTATAACCGGTCGTTTTGGATACTCTTAGTCAACCGGTGGGGGCTTTCTTTGTTTGACACTACAAAGATATAATTTATATTTTAAACGCGCAAACTTTTTTTTTAGAAATATCTATTTCCTTTTTTTCGTATCATAATTAATCGCCTTTCTCCTTAATCCGTTCCAAAACATCCCTATTAGCTTCTAATATTTCATCAAAAGAAGGAATAGGTTGCCAGCATATAACTTTAATATCTCGCCTTGTAAGTTCCTTCCCCGGATAGGATTCCCCATTATCTCTAACCCACACGCCATTTTTATATGTAAATATATCTACATACCTACGTAATTCTGCCTCCCTATCATAATATTTATAGTAAAACAAGAAGCCTACTAAAATACGCTGCCCTTCTTCCGGCAAACGTTCTTTTATGCTTATCCACGAAAAATATTTTTTCATCCATTCTGCACCACTGGCAAAAGCCTGTTTATCTAAATTCATAATTCAAATAGTTCTTTTTGTTTATATACATTGCCGTTTTTCAGTCCCACTTCGCCCAAACACTCTTCCCTAAAACGTTTTTCCTGCATATTGAAATATTCTTCGTCTATTTCAGTTCCCCAAAAATCAAAACCCATTTTATAGGCGGCTATTCGGCTGCTCCCGCTACCCAAATGAGTATCTAAAATCCTATTCCCTAGTTTAGCAAATGTTTCTAATAGGAATTTATATAAGGCGACCGGTTTCTGCGTCGGGTGTATCCTCACCTCTTTATTTTTCATATCCTCTTGTAGAAATCCGCTCCATCTAAAAGCAAACAATTTCGCAGATTTATTAAAAGAGGTCCACGCTAATTCACAGTCCGCAAAATCTGTTTTCCCGTTTTTCTTATCCCATACGACCCAACACGGACTATCATACGGTATTTGTGATATAAAATGATTTGCACCGAATATTATTTGATTCTTTGACACTCTCATTAATTCATCAAATAAATGTTTTTGGGGCTTAGCTCTATCCCATGTTTTAGGCGTGTACTGTTTTGCTTTTGCTCTATGGCTTCGCGAATGGTTTTTTAATCCATCTTCACCTATCCCGTAGGGAGGGTCTATTATTGCTAAATCATAAAAAGCGTTTGGAATATCTTTCATATATTCCATACAGTCCATATTATATACTTCGCTTATCGGCATAATTATACGACTTTATTTTATATATCATTTTTAGTACCTAATAAATGCTTTGTCTGTTCATTATACGGAATACATTTAATATAACTTCTAGATACGCATCCATACCAAAAAGCATCTATTTCGCAATCAAAAATATTAATCCATCCTAATAAGGCGGCAGCATAATCAAAACCACCAATTCCACTAAATAAACTCGCATGCGTCATTTATTCAAATCCGAAAAGGAAGTTTGGCGTACAATCGCATTCATGACAAATAATATTAATCCATTCCGGCTTAATTCTTTGCGTCTTTCCTCTGCATAAATTTGACATGTTTACGCGTTGCGTGTTTTCATTCGCGCCACTAAATAACTTTTTCGCGATTTCTTGTTTTAACACTTTCTTTCCGTTAGCCTCTGATTGGGCAATAGCTTCGTTTACTTTCAATCTCATTTCTATAAGTTTTAAAAAATTCTTGGTTTATCATTAATATATAGTCCGCAATTAGGGCACATTTTTTCTACCCATTTAGGCGGCTCTTCATCATCATATAAACTACATTCGTAATCCGTAACCTCCATAAAAGAACCGCATTCGGGGCAGTCCCCATCACCTAATAATGTTAGATTCATTAAGGCCATATAATCACTATATTTTATACGGCTTATTCCCATATCTTTAAACACATCTAATATATCTAATATCAATGTATCTAAATCTATACATTCTCGGAGAGTTTTACCGAAATAAAAAGAATCATTTATTAATATATCCCATTTCGGGCAATAATCAATAATAATACTTGATATTGTTTCCGGCGTTTTACTGGCTCTGCCTGCCAAATGCTTTAAATTCTTATCGTCTTTTACTTTCATTTCTCTCCCTTTCCTTTGACTATGCAAATTTAATATTTAAATATAACATGTGCAGTTTTATTTTTAACCACTCGTATAAATATATAATTTTTATATTCATGATAGAGGATATATAATTTAATATAGTATCTTTGTGGCGTCTATAAAATGAAACTCTCTTTTTTCTTGGCTGATAGGTTTTCCTTTGTTGTTTACCTATCAGCCTTTTATTTGCCTTATTCCCATATCTATTAATAACAATAAAAAGTTATTTTAATTCCGCGTCTCAATTTACATACTTGTTTATCCTCTTTACTCCTGAAGGCACGTGATAATAACTTATTAGCCATCTCACAACCGACAATATTTAATAAACCGTACACGCCTACCAAACAATTATATTTCGTATCGCCTACAATGCCACGAACTTTTATCTTAACATTGCGGTTAACCTCTCTTGTGGAATAATTTAAGCCGTTATATATGCTTATTAAACTAGTCCCTTCTACAACGTTACACTTCATATCAGTTATTTTTTGTTTTCCGGAAACCCGTCCGGCCGGTTGTTGTCTAACTTAGAAAGCTTTGGGCTTTATAGCTTCATTTAATCGGATACCGAACCCTCATTAAACCCTTCGGAGATACTGTCCATCTTTCTCCTCTTACGGCTTTCGCCTTATAACCGGTCGTTTTGGATACTCTTAGTCAACCGGTGGGGGCTTTCTTTGTTTGACACTACAAAGATAGTGCATTTATTTTAAACGCGCAAATTTTAGATTAAAAAAAAGAGGGATTTTTTCAAAAAAAAAAAATAAGTCATTAAAATAACACTTATTTCAGGCTAATTTTAAATTTAAGCTACTTTCTAATCGAAACAATGTATTTATATACCCCCAACAAGAAAAATGCCTTAGAATTGATTTTTTAAAGCCAAAATAAAAAGAGGGCGGAAAACCGCCCTCCACTAATACCTAAAAAATAGATGATGAAAAAACTTCTTAACTATTAACTAAGCACTACAAAGATATATTTATTTCCGGATAGATACAACTTCAAATCCTAAAATTTTTGTATGTGGATTTCGGGAAATAATACGAAAGTCACGGTTTTTTATTTTCTTGGTTTTCCACAAAAAATTAAGAAACCTTTTATATTCTATGGTTTCCACAATTAAAATGCTGTCCCGGTTTATAAATGTTCCGGTAAACTTTCCGTCCGGTGTCGCGCATCCGTTTAAGGAAAACCACGGGTCAGAAATATCAACGCATTTTAAAACGATTGTTGTTGTATCTTCGGGCAAATATACAATACTATCACGTACATTACCATTTAATTTTGTTATGGTTTCCATTTGTGCGGATGTTACGTTTTGCAATTCCCTATTTTTTAACTGCAAACTTTTGATTAATTCTGCATCGCTTTCCCGATACTTTTTATATTCGGATAACTCTAACTCCAATACCCCAACGCGTGCGGCGTTCAAACTATCTTTTGTTTGGTACAGGGAAACGTCCTGCAATAACGTTTCCGTGTTGGTTCTGTATTTGTCCCTTTCCCCGGTTAACTGATTTATCCGGGAATGTTGCACCCATATAGTGACAACGGCGGCAACCGCCAAAGCAATTGCCGCTATTATTAGATATTTTTTCATAAGATACGTTTTATTGTATTGTAATGTACTTTTGCGATACGCTCACGCCCTGCGTCCGTCATCATAAAACGACAATCCTTTTCATTATCAAAGAAAAAGTTTTCGGATAACACCGCCGGGCATTTGGTGTGTTTTAATATATAAAATTGGCTTTCCTTGTCGGGGTCTCCGTCGCTTGTATCTTTGCGTATTTTCCAACCGTCCGGAGCAAATTCTTTTTCAGCCTCTTCGCAAAGAACGGTTGCAATTGCATCCGCTTTCGTTTCTCCTACGCTTGTATAACATTCCCACCCGGTGCCGCCTCCGGCGTTTCCGTGAATACTAAACAAAACGGCGTTGTTGCCGCAATCTGCATGGATAACGTTTGCACGGCGGCAACGTTCCGGCAATGAAACGTCGGTTTCCTCCGGTACCAAAATTTCAAACTTTATGCCATCGGCTTTTAACATCGCCGCAATACGGCGTACAATGTCACGGTTAAACTCCCATTCAAACAATTGGGAACCGTCGCCCCAAATGGGGGAACGTTTTCCGGGGGTCTGCGAACCATGCCCGTTTTCAAGAATTATTGTTTTTTGATTCATAGAATAAAATGTTTTTATATGGTTTGTTTTTATTTATATATTTTCTTATTGTAACCCTGCTTATACTTGTTTTTTCTTCTGCTATTCTCATGGAACCATATCTTGTTTTTTCATTTGTAATTGTATTATACGCAATTACTCCTATTGATTTATTATGTTTTTCCCCTCTCTTCCCTAACCATGATTTAACCGGATTCCTTTTTAGAACTCTGAAAGAATGAAATTGGTTTTCGCTATGGGTTACATATTCCAAATTATTAATGTTGTTATTTTCTTTATTCCCGTCTTTATGATTTACTTCTAATTTAGAATTACCAACAAATGTTTTTATTACCAATCTATGCAGCAATATTTGTTCATTTTTCCCATTTTTAGATAATGTTACAAAGCAATATCCGTTCTTATATTTGCTTATTTTTATAAATCTATCATTATGCAATAAACGTGTATTTCCTCTTACAACTATTTGCCTGCTCAATGATTTAACATGCCCATAATTACTAACTTGATAATACCCATCATATCCGGGAATATCTTTCCAAATCTCATTTTCCATAATTGCCAACTTTTAAGAACTGCCAACAAATAAGAAACTGGGACGGGCTATTGGCTTGCCCTTTCGGTCGGTTAATTACTCCGCCTATCCCCGTTGCAAATATAATTATTTATTTACTCATTTTCTTTTTCTCCTTTCTTTTTATTGTTTTTGTCGGGGTCGTCCCCAAATTCTTTTTTTATTCTTTCAATTATCGGTTGCAAATGCGACGGCAAAGCCCTTGTAAACTCCAAACGGATAACATGGTAAATAATACGTAATGCCAAATTCCGGGGGTACGCAACAATAAGATTGCGGAACGCATTTTGCAAATAAACGTACATAAACACATAGGTAAGCGATTTAACAACTACAATTGCCGCTTGGTCGTCGCCGCAATTTTCCATAATGAAAAAAATCGCCTCCACAATAAACAAATACAAAAGTAATTCGCACAATGCGTTTTTAAACTTCCGGAACGAAAAGTTTTTGCATCGGACAATCGCCACGCCGTCCGCCCTCATTCCCGCCCAAATATTGAACGCAAACATTACCACTAACGCATAAACAAAACCCTTTGTCGGGGTTAAATACCCAAATAACGGGCTAACCGTGGAAATGGCGATTATACGCCATTGCTCCCAATTAAATATTTTTTCCATATTATTTTAATAAAACATTCATCGGGAAATCAAATCTATATCCTTTATCTAATGCCCATGCAAAAATCGTTTCTGCATCTGAAGCAAACTGCATAAAATTCCATTCGTGACTAAAAACTATCATGTCAAATGCTTGCATTGACCCACCGGCACTATTATAATAATTCAAACAGCCTTTAACATTGCTCCAACGCTGTTGTATTTGTTCTAATCTGAAATCAGATTTAAATATACACAATTGGGTTTCACTATCGTAATATCTATCTCTTGCATCTAAATATGTTGACTGCTCATCAGATAAATAATAATTAGTTTCTCTTGCTTCTTTGTTGTAACTCCAATCGTCGCAACCCAAAAAACCTAAACAACCACAATTTGCGTCCCTTTCTCCTCTGCAACTTTCTAATGTACCTTTAAAATAGTCATTTTGTGGCACACGGTCTATAATATCATAGTCCCCTATTGACGTCATTATACCATTTACAAAGTCATTCCACCATTGTTTGCCGTTTTCATAGGTAGCTGTTTTCCAACTTTCACCATTTCCGTGATAACCGAATTTCATCCAATCCTTATTGTATATAAAATCATTTTTAAACTTTGCAGGAATATCGCTCATTGTTCTTTGTACATATAGACTAACGGTTATTCCAAATTTCAAATGCCATTCTCTTAATTTTGCAAAAGTTGAATTATCAAATATTGAATTGTATGTATTCGCATTTGTCACAATATCTGCTATTGCATCTTTAAAATCATCTAAACTAAAATGAAAGAACTTGTTAGAGTTTTTCCTTTCTATCTCCGTAAAATGTCTCGCGTCTAAAAGTGTTGGTGTGCCACTTACTGAATACAATTTTGGGGTATTAACAGATAAAACCTGACTACCGGTTTTATTAAATTTAACATCATTGTACTTTCTATTAGAAATATACAGATATTTTGATTTAATCGGTATAAACACGTATTTTGGCAAAATTCCTTCATTGCTAACATATCGTATTACTTTGTTATTTTCGTCTGTTATTGCTGATTTAGCTGCATAGGACTTTCCAAAACAATACGCATCTAATTGTATATACTGATTTACATATTGACTAACATCAACCTTAAAACAATTAAAGTTATTTGAATTTTGCTCCGTAAACCCATAATCAAAATACTTATTATCATGCAGTTCTATGGATATTTCGCTCGGCGCATCATTTATAAATAATACATCCCTCTTATATTCTTCTGCGTCTAAAGATTCCACTTCTATTTTCAACGTATTTAATGATTCTACTTCGGTATTTAATGATTCTACTTCGGTATTTAATGATTCTACTTCGGTATTTAATGATTCTACTTCGGTAACATCTTCAATTAACACATACATTGCTTTTGTTCGGTCGATAACGCCGTTAAAACCTATACGTATTCTCTGATAGTCTTTTTGTGTTGAAAAGACTTGTGACTTTAACGAATTTAAAGAGGTAATTTGTTCTCTAACACCCTCTGACGTATATCCATATATATTATTAGAACTATAATTGGATATATCCCCATTATATGTTAATTTATATTTTTTCCCCACCTCAATCATATAAGGCATATCAACTCCTATGTTTTCGAGTGTTAATTTAATATATGCAGAACTTGCATTTGAACGTTCCTCTAACTCGGTAACTTTCGCTGCTGTTGTAATTCCCGTATCAAATTTATCCCAATAGCCATTTTTATTGGTAAGGATTAAAACTTGGTCAACCAATTTTACATTACCAAAATTAGCATAAATTCCCGGTTCTGATGCAATATAAAAAACATTTTGGTCGGGCGTACCCGGATTTGTTGTTGGGGTCGCAATTCCCGCAAATGTTGCATTGCTTCCGAACGTTGAAATTATAGACAATAACGTATTTTGCATTATTTCCCCGGTAATTTCTTGAATCCCATTTGCTTTAACAACGTCGGAAACCGCTTGTTTTATTTGTTCGTAATTTCCCATAATCTAATTATTTAATTGTTTTTAAAATCATTATTAAAATCGTCGTTAAAATCTCCTTTATTATTGATAATATACCCCCGTCCTATTTTCTTAACGACGGTATTTGTTTTAAACTCAATTTCCACGCTCGCCAAATCCCCCTGCGTTTGCCATTTCGGAGTAATTAAAAACGTATCGCAATCGTATTCCCTGCCGTATTTTATCAGGATTGCAAAGCATATAATGCCGATACTGCTATAAATTTAAAATATTCTAAATCTGTTTTTTTACTTTTCTATATTCTATTTTAAACGTTTCTTCGCCTATGCTATTAATGCTAAGAAATGACCCTATTTTAATACCGGCCACCGTAGCGAACTCATCTATAATACGGCTTTCAAAAGATAACGACCAAGTCGAATTATTTTCATAATACATTCCGCTTAGGAACAAAGTATTTTTATCGTATCCGTCAGAATCGCGTATCATTGTCTTTACGCCGTCTCTAAAATCTAATACATCTTGTGCAGTTATTCCGGCAGAATTTATTTCTGCTAAGGTCATTGTACTGCCGGATTTAGCCCTAAAGGTATCTAAACCGACATTTAACAATGGCTTATAAATATTTTTTATAGGCGCGTCGATTGTTATGGTCATTATCGTAAACTCGCTATTAGCAATAACCAATTTAATATAACGTCTTACTACCGAATAAGTTTCCGGATTGGTGTACATAGTAGAGAAAACCAACTCCCCGTTATCATTATTACCACCTTGGAAATTACCTACCGTTTTCAGATTCCATACGATTAAGTCTTTTCGGTCATTGTTTGATAGCACGCTAACAAATATCTTCCTATTATCTCGTATAGGTTCTTGTATTACGTCTATATAGGAGCCTCCCATCATTGATTCTATTTGTGAAGCTATGCTTATCGTTTTTGTTCCGAACTTATCAGATTGCGTAAGTAAGTTATTAAGTACATATATATTCTTTGCTAAATTGTCAGCCTGTGTTGCAATCTCATTCATTTGGTCTAAGAATACAGTAGTAACCGACCAATTAGAGTAATTTATACTTCCACCTACATTTGTTCGTGTAGCCTTTAAAGATATTACCTTTCGCCCCGTGGCTATTCCGGTAAATTCCAGTACTTGTTGTTGTCCTATGTTTGTTCTTGCCAACGTCATAGGCACAAGTTCACTACTATTCTTAAAATAGAAGAAACTTGTAATAGCATCGCTATATAGTACCAAAGCTATAAGCCTATCTAAAATAACTTTATCACTATCCGAAAGTGCGTCATTATTGGTCGGGATAGCTTGCATATACATTCTAAGTTCATGGGCTCTTTGTGCCCATGACCAGGAACCCTCCGATTCAGTTCTAATTACTGATGCGTTAATAAATGAGCATGATGTAGCGCCGAATTCTTCCTGATATTCAAAATATTGTACTTTAGTCTCGCCTGCTTCGGTGTATTGTGTTATACGCAACATGCGAGCTATCTGCGTATTTTGCGCACGGTACGTGCCTACATAGATATGTAGACCGTCTTCTATATTATTAAATACATCAAATTGGGCGTTTTTATTGAAATCGAAAGATTCATCTAATTGCTCTATTTCTACCCCTCCGCTATCCTTTAGAATATCCTGAATGCTTTTAGCGCCTGCAATACTTGTACCGCCATCGTACCCTCCGGCATCAACAAAATAGACTTTTCCGTTAGTTCCGTCTATAATCATAGCCGATTTACGCTTATCATTGCTTGAACCGATACCAAAATTAAACAGACCATTTGCGACCACTGCGTTATACATACCGGCAACATGGCCGCCTACTTCTTCTGTCACTGTCCCCTGTCCTTCGGCATGAGCGTTCGCGGCTCCGGCCGTTGTCCCCTGTCCTTCCGCATGAGAATTTGAACCACTTGCCACCGTTTTTTGGCCTTCCGCGTGGGAATAATCGCCGGGCGCCTGTGTTTCACTCCCTTCGGCGTGTGACGCAACACCATCAGCCACAGTAATACGCC